AGGGGTTAAGAAAAATAGGTAGCAGTACTACCGAATTTACGCTTGTGGACTATCCGACTGTGGATGACAGACTCAGCAATGAGATACTAAAAAGCAGTGATAGGATGAAGCAAGAAGTTAATAATGAGCAAGTTTAGTTTTGTTCAAGTTTTAACATACTGTTATGACATTCAAAAAAGAGAAGGATGGGGTTTGGAATTCTTCAACTCAGATGTAAGGGTTAAAAGTTGGTGTAAGTGCTCTAAATTGGTTAAATTTACAATGTAAGGGTTCAAAGTTAGTGTAAGGGCTGAAAGTTGGTAAGGAGGACTGATTAATTTCGGTTCTCCTTTTATTTTATATTTATTGTTATATATTTTATAAAAAAAATAATGGCAAGAAATTTTTCTACAATATATCAGGACTTGTCAAGAATCTTCACTGGTAATTGGCAGAGTCCCAATGATATACTGAGTACTCCTGCTAATGCCAACATATCTCCTGAAGATGTCATATACAAGACTGATGACCCTGTTGAGTATCAGAAGAAGATGTTGGAACTTCAACAGGACAAATACCTTCAGAACAGATGGAAGAGAGTTCAGCAAAACCTTACAATGTCTGCCTTTGCAGGATTGAGCAATATTAAACTCATGTATAGGGATGCTGACCTTATGGATGCTTATCCTGAGATTGGTGCAGCACTTGATATACTCTCTGAAGAGGGAACCCTTACTACAGGCTCAGAAGAGGGCATGATAGTCAATGTGTCTTCTTCCTCTGACAGAATTAAATCAATCCTTGAAGACCTGTTTGTCAATAGGTTAAACATGCAAGTCACTGCCCAAATGGTGATGAGAGGCATGATAAAGTATGGTAATGAGTTTATGCTCCTTGATATTGACAGGAAACTTGGTATCAAGGGATGGAGAAGACTGCCTGTTGGAGAGGTTGAAAGAATTGAAAATGGTATTGTAAACCCTTATGGAGCACCTACTATTGCTACTGACACCTCAAAGGATGACATGACAACCAAGTTCATATGGTCCAATGAATTGGGTAACTCCATGATACCTTTCAGAAATTGGCAGATTGCACACTTCAGACTGTTACATAACTCAATGTTCTTACCTTACGGCTGCAGCGGCTTGATGGCAGCAAGGAGACATTTCCGTATGCTTGCCCTAATGGAGGACATGATGCTCATCTACAGATTGGAGAGGTCAATGGAAAGAAGGGTGTATAAAATCTATGTAGGAGCATTGGATGATACAGACATCCCTGCCTACGTGGAAAACATCGCAAATTCCTTTAAACGTACGCCGATTGTAGACCCTCTAACAGGACAACTTGACTTAAGGAAGAACATTCTTCCTGTATGGAAAAAGACTCCTATTCCATTGCTTGATGGAAGAACCATTACCATTGAGGACTTGGCTAAGGAGTATGAGGATGGCAAGGTTAATTATGTTTATTCCGTACAGGACAATGCACATAAGATTGTCCCAGGCAAGGTTGTGTGGTGTGGCAAGAACTATACAGCAAATGAACTTTATAAGATTACCTTAGATGATGACTCCTACATGGTAATGGCAGGTGAGCATGAAATCATTATGAGAGATGGCTCAAAGAAACGTGCAGATGCCATTGCTGTGGGTGAAAGTGTGATGCCTTTTTATAGAATGGTAGACAAAAAGTCTAAAAAACTTTTTGACCGTTATGAAAGGGTATATAATCCTAACACCTCCAAATATGAGTTCACACATCGTTTAGTGGCACAAGAACTAATTAAGGAAGATGAAAAGTTTAACACTGTTCACCATAAAGATTTTAACAAATATAACAATTCCCCAGAAAATTTATTATGGTGTGATTATTTTGAACATCATAAAATGCATTCTGATTTAGTCAAAAAACTTTGGGCTGACCCAGACAAAAGGAAATTATGGGTACAACATTTGTCTGACTCTTGCAAAGGAAGACCAGTAACAGATGAACAAAGGGCTAAAATCAGCAACACTTTAAAAAAACGTTACCAAAGTGGAGAGTTAGATTATGTAAGGAAAATATCAAGTGAATTCTTGAAAAAGTTCAATCAAACTCCTGCAAGACTTGAGTTAAATGAAAGAACCAGATTAAGGAATATAAAGATAGGCTATCCTAAATACTTTAAAGAATATAATGAATCTGAACTCCATAAAGAACATGATAAAATCAGGAGAATAGCATCAGCCAAGAGTTGGATAGGACAAGGAAGGACAAACAGAATTGAAAAAATGAATATTCATTTTGATGATTTTGTGTGGAATGAACTTCTTAATCAAATTCTTGCTCACAACATTACAAATAGAAAGTCTATGCTTGATTATATTAATAATAATTTAATTGAGCATATAATTAAAATCAATTGTAATGAAAGGCTAAATCATAATAGGTTTATATCTAAAACAGTATTAAATAATAGAATACATGAAAAAGGATTTAAAACTATTACTGAGTTTGTAAATGCTTCTTTAAAAAATCACAAAGTCAAAAACATTGAAATCATCAATGGTGATGATGTGTACTGTATGACTGTTGTAGGTTTAAATGGTGAGGAGGACAGGCATAATTTTGCAATAAGAACTTTCAAATCTAATGAGTCTTGGAATGAGTCAGGATGCTTTGTTTCAAATTGCGCCTCCGACGATATCTTCATCCCTGTGAGAGACCCTAATGCACCTACACCTATTGATACTCTTGCAGGTGCCAAGAACCTTGATGCCATAGATGACATCAAGTACATTCAGAAGAAGGTTTGTGCAGCACTCAGGATTCCACAGTCATTCCTTAACTTTGAAGAGCAGAAGGGTGATGGCAAGAATCTTGCCTTGATGGATGTAAGGTTTGCAAGGACTATCAACAAGTATCAGCAGGCATTCCTTATGGAACTTACCAAGATTGCCACAATTCACTTGTTCCTGTTAGGTTTTGAAGATGACCTGACCAACTTCACCCTTACAATGAATAATCCTTCAACTCAAGCAGAACAACTTGAGATTGAGAATTCACAGAAGAAGATTACAGCAGTAAGGGATGCAGTTTCAGACCCAGGTAATGGTATTCCTGTAATGTCATTGCAAAGAGCCTTGAAGACAATCATGAAGTGGTCTGAAAAGGATATTAAGGATAACTTTGAGGAAATAAGGCTTGAAAAGGCATTGAGTGCTGAGTTGGAGAAGACTTCTGAAATTATTAAGAGGACGGGTATCTTCGATAGTGTTGACCGTATTTACGGAGAACCGAATGCCCAATATCAAGAGTCACAAGGTGGTCAAGAAGGTATGGATGGCATGGGTGGAGCACCATCAGGAGGTGGTGGAGGCTTTGGAGGAGGCATTGATGATTTTGGTGCCCCTGGTGCTGAAGATGCTGATGTCATGGGTCAGGAAGGCATGGAGCCAACTGCTGAAATGGGAGGTGGACAGGAAGGCATGGATAGTGGTACAGATACTTCACAGCCAACACAACCAATGGAAAGTGTATCAAGCAAGAAGCCTTTGTTAAAAGAGACAAAACTCAGAAGGGGAGAGCAGATATTGTTTGAGAAACTTATGAAGACCATTGATGCAAAGGTCAAGAAAGAACCACAGAAGAGGGTTGATATATATGACAAGACATTGATGGTGAATGAAGAAGTTGACAAGATGATTGGGATGCTTGATGAATTTGCAAAGGAGGATGGAGATGCAAAGGAAGCAGAAGATTGATTGGAATGAAATCGGAAAATTATGTCTTGAAGCAATTGTTTTCTTTGAGAACTCTGAAATCATAAAATCTGATAAAGACAAACCATAAAAAGAAAAGGTGAGGGATTTAGTTTCTCTCACCTTTTTTATATTCATTTTTGTGTTCTCTGATATATTGGTTATATTTTTCCAATTTATAATATGGAAGGGAGCCATGCCAATCAATCTCAGCATATTTGGCAGCATCAGAGAAGAGTTTGTCCATCCAAGTCATTTATTGGAGAAGTTTCTTAATCTTATCTATCTTTTCGTTTAATGTATCCTTATGTCCCTTGGACTCATCATTCTCAATGTACATCTGCAAATCCTCCCTATTGCCAATATAACTACCTGGTGTGGAAGGGGTGGCAACTACATCCCAACAAATAAGTTCCAAATCATCACAGACAACAGTCTTTCCGAATTGAGTCTTCACACTACCCACAGCCCTTGAGGACACACCAATTTTATATCCGTTAAGAATAAGGTTAGCACAAGTATCACCAAGGGAAGAGCATATGCCATGTTTCCTGAAGCCTTCAGTGAGGTTGAACTCTATCTTGCCCATGAGGGTCTTACCTTCCCAATGACATTCAATGATGTTATGAGAGATACGTCCAAGGTCAATGGTGGAAGACTCTGGGTGATTTAGTTCGCCCAAGGCTCTTCTATCATTTATGAGTTCCTGATATTTTGCAACTTCTCTCTTTAGAATGTTTTCGGGATATATTCTTCCATTTGCATTAAGTGTTGAGTGCTTCTGTAGCACAACATCAAGGATGAAGGGATTAGGTACGTTCCATTCCCCTGTGGTCTCTCTTGCATCAATGGCTTCCTTTATGATTTTCTTATTGTTTTCGGACACATCCCTTGAGATATAGCCATCATTCTCAATGAGCAGACCATATCCTTCCTGTCCTTTCTTTACTTCATTCAACTTCATCTGTGTTAAACAATTTTATATATAAATATATTATATAAATGCTTGAAACAAACAAATTTAAGATTGTGGCAAATGTTTTTAGCAAATAAAAATAATATTTATATTTGAAAAATGAATATTTGCTGATAATCAAAGAAATATTTTTGATTTGTGTTAAATATTTATTTATAAATTGAAATTTCAGTAATGAAAAACGAAGGTAACAGTAAAATGATTGACAAGGAATTGCTCAAGGAGTCATTGTTGGAATACAACAACCTTGCAGGTCTTATCAAGGAGAGTTACAAGAATAGTTATTCTGCTTTCCTTAATGAGTCTGAGGAGGATGATGAGGACAAGGATTCTGAGGGTGATTTCGACGTTGAACAGGTAGAAGATACTACTGAGGAGCCTGTAGCCGAAGCAGAGAAAGAAACTCAGGATGATGACAGTGCTGACCCTAACGTAGAGGATGGACAGGAAATCCTCAATGATGGTGATGATACAGATGAGAATCCTGAAGGAGAAGACAAGGAATCCTTAGAGGATGAAAACATTGAAGGTGGTGACACTGATGATGATGTATTGGCAAGTGAGTTCGGTGACTATGAGGTTTCTGATGGTGAGTATGACCTGACAAGTGCAAAGGACGATGATGTTGTGAAGGTTTTCAAGCGTCTGAAGGATACTGATGGTGTAACCGTAGTCAAGGACAATGACAAAATTGCTCTCAATGATGGTGAGAATGAGTATATCATAGATTTGGGAGGTTCTGACAATACAGAGTCTGAAGATAACAACATTGAAGTTGAAATTGAAGATAATAATATGAATGAATCTACTGAACGTGTGTTTGAGGTAATGCTCAATGAGTATGACTCTCATGTAGGATACACAGATAACTATCAGTCAGAAGATACACTTACAACTGATGGTGTAAAGGAGCCAGGCAATGGCAGAGATATTGACAAGGGCATCCCACATGACACAAAGAAGCCTTGGGCAAATCCTGACAAGAAAGCAAAGCCATTTGACAAGGGTACAAAGAATGAGTGTGGTAATGCTGATGCACCACTTGAGGAACAAGCAGGAAATAAGATGGGTTCCAAAACAAGGCAATCATTGAAGTCTAGGACTACTAATAGTGGTGAACCAAATAAGCACCCTAATAACCCACGTGTTAATACTGTTGCAGGAGAATATATGCCTGAAAGCAAGACTCTTGCTGAGTACAAGGCTGTGCTTGAGGAGTGCAAGAAGACCATTGCTGAGAACAAGAAACTTAAGGAGACTGTTGCAAACTTCACAAAGTTAATCAAGGAGGCCGCTGTAACAAACGTCAACCTTGGTGGCATTGTCAAACTGATTACTGAGAATTCCACCTCTAAGGAGGAGAAAAAGCAGATTATTGGCCGTTTCGCAAATGAAGTAAAGACTGTAGAGGAGTCAAGAAACCTCTATGAGACTATTCAGAGGGAACTTAGTGCCAAACCTCAGAATGCAGTGAATATTAATGAAGAAAAGCAGTTCAGTGCAACTGAGAAGGAAAATATCAATGAAAGCAAATTCTATCAGGATGAGAGCCTTCAGAACTCTCTTGGACTGATGAGCAAGATTTGTCCAAACATGTAAGTTTTTGAGACAGTAGTTGATATTTATAAAGTACAGATATAACAAGTTTTAAAATATCATTTAAATGAGAGAATTTTTAACAAGCGGTGTTGTAGGCAACATTGAATACAACAAGCAAAGGCAGATTCGAGAGGATATTCAGAACCGTTGGTCAAGCCTTGGTTTCACTGAAGGTCTTCCTGATGGTGTGATTAAGGAGAATATTGCTACTCTTTATGAGAATGAGGCAAAGCATCTCCTTCATGAGGCTACATCAACTGATAGTTCAGGCTCTTTTGAGACTGTAGTATTCCCAATCATCCGTAGGGTATTCAGCAAGTTGCTTGCGAACGACATCGTAAGTGTTCAGGCTATGAACCTCCCTGTTGGTAAGTTGTTCTTCATTCTTCCTGTAACAAGTGAGAGGGAGTGGTCACTTCCAGAGGGTGATAACACTACACTTACTGAAATTGAGAACGGTAAGATTGTTGATGGTGCAGTTGGCCGTCACAAGGGCCTTATGGGCTATGACCGTACCAACAAGAACAAGTTGGGTACACTTGAGCCACGTTACTATCTCCCTGATGAGGTAATCAACACTATTGCAGACACATACACAGAAATTGGTGGTCCTGCTTCTGCTTCAGCAATGACATATGTAGAAGTTGAGGCTGCTATCAGTGGTGGTACACCTGCAAGTCATTTCCGCAAGAATGGTCCTGAAGTTACTCAGTACTTCCAGAAGACTCTCTATGACCTCTTCTATGATGACTTCCTCTTTGATAACTC